ACCGTATCGAAATACCCGGTACCCATCAACTTATCCGATATGTCACAAAAAAGGTCGTTTATCATTTGTTACCGAATATTTTAGCGAATTCAAATTTAATATCTTCAATAAAGTTCTCAAGTTCTTTATTTGTTAAGGCGAATATTTTACCGTATCTAGACTCTAAGCCAGCAACCTTATCGACATTAATATTTCGCTTTAACTTAACAGCATATTCATGCGGTCCGATTTGAGTTGGCGTTGGAACAGCACCGTTTTCAAAGTCTGATTTAAGGTCTCCGCTAAGTTCTAAATTGACAAATGCGCCTCCTGATGGCTTGCCTAGAATAGACTTGTAATCTTTATAAGAATCCAAATAAACAGTCACATGAGGCTTGCCATTCTTAAACTTAGTATCTCCATTCTTGCCTCTAGGTGTTCCAAGTTTAGAGCCACCAAAAGCTTTCTTGGGATTAAGATAAATAGGCTTATCATTATTATATTGACCGATGTCACCGCCATTGGCATTGCCTCCATTGGTGAATACCCTTAGCGAAACTTCAGCCACCGAGCCATAAGATGCCAACCGAAGCGGAACATCATTGGCTTGAATCTCAAGCAATGCTCTGCGCAGCTTCTCGTTGAATTCTTCAATGGTCATGGCAAGGTTATCTTATGTCGGATGGGAGTATTGCATTGGAAACAACGGTTATTTGGCAGCTGCATATTGCCAAGCCAATTGCTCATAATTTCCTTGTACTTATTTACATAGAACGAATGGCGTTCCTTCAATTGGTCTATGTTGATGGTATGGTGGTTGGTAGCACGTTCGCCTGAAGTGTTATAGGCCGCATCAGCCACCAAAATCTCGGCGGTCTTGTAAGCCAATGGCAAGGCTAGGTTTTCCGCATGAGAACAAATCCAACTCATGTGGTCGCAGGCGATGTCATAAACGACAGATAAGCCAGCAGAGTGATTTAATCCTGTTACATTATCATCATAAAATGCACCATTTACTTCTGCTCCAAATGCTGATAAATAACTGTTATTGCAGCTAATCTTACCACAGCAAAGACCCGATTTGATTGGGGTGGTATAGGCTCCTATTCCTGTGCTATCATAACCGATGAATAGGTTCAATGGCTGCTTGTCGGAGTAGTATGTCTTATGTAGATAACCGCGAGAAATAACTCCAGCGGTTGTATTTATGTCAATTGAATCCAAAAGAAGGTTTTGTCTCAAGTCCCAAACTTCGACAGTAACCGTGGTGGTTTGGTCAACCAAAAGGCTGATTTCACCGATGCTGACTTTGTAGAATGTATCGGATTGATTGAAGCTCATCTCTATTCCGCGATAATTGCCGTTTCCAGCGATTACGGATTGAGTGCCGTTGTAAATACCCAAGCGATGCGAATCAACCAAGCTCGCAGCGTTGTATTGACCTTGGAAATAGTTGTAAATAGTTTGAGACATCTCACGCACGGCATGGTCTACCCTTGCGTTGAAATACTCTTCAGCTGTGCTGTATTGGCTTGTAATGAAGCTCTCGATATCATTCAGGCTTACGCCGACATCATCGATGTAAATCGAGCTTTTGGGAGCAGGGGCGTTACATAGGTCCCTGACTTGAATAAGGTCTTTGAAACACTCCATGCAGATAAGATTAAAGGGAGGAGCCTTTATAGCCCCTCCCAATTAATGAATGAAACAGGATTATGCGTTGTTAACTTCGAGCAAGTTCACGAAGTTCACACCAGCTGAAGGACCTGAGCAGATCAAGTCAGTTGGCAATGAAACCAACTTGGTTGAAGTCTGCATGGTCATGCTGATCTGACCGCAATTGTTTGATACGATCAAGTCAACTGGGATGCCGTAACGTGGAGTGGTCAATGGGATGATCTCGAAGTTGCTAGAAGCACCGGAAGCAAGAGGGCTGAAAGAAGCTTCAGTTCCTACGGTGTAAACAAGCAACTGCATAGCTCCAAGTTGAGTCATCAAAGACAAGTTGTTTGAAGCGTAAGCATCAACGATGTAAGGATCCCAAGCAACTACTTTGCCGTAGCGGCCCATGATGCCCATAAGGTCCATACCATCAGTTCCGCAGCAACCTACGTTCAACAAGTCAGTTGAAAGGTAAAGTTCAGAACCACCGAAGATACCGATAGGAGCGCAGTAACCAGTTTGCTTTGCAGCAAGGTCGATTTCAGGAAGGAAGTAAGGGTTCAAAGCAGTGCCGTTCTTGGTGGCAACTTGCTTAACAGCACCAGTTACATTTGAAACATCAGAAGCCCAACCGCCTACCAAAGCAACTGATTCTTCAGCTGTCTTTTGAGCGATCTTCTGCTCGATGGCACCAGCCATAGCATTCAGGCGAGCAGCTATGAAGTCTTGGTTAGAACGGCAGATAGTAGCAAGGTCATAAACGGAATAAGATTCACCGTATTTAACCTTCTGGCAGATATCCATTGAGTATTCAGCGGAGTTGTCACCACCTTGGTTGGTAGCAGCGCAGTCTAGGTTGCACTCAGTTACTTCTTCTACGTTGGCAACTGGGATGCCTGAATCGTAGCGAAGGATTACGGTGCGAGTTTTGGCACCACCTGGGTTAACAACCTGATTGATACCTGATACGTTTTCAGGTGAAGTAAGCATACCCAAGAAAGCTGAATCGCGGCCAAGGGTAGCAACATTACAAGTAGTAAAATAAGAATTTAGCTCAAGCTGCACATCGGGGCAAGCGAGCAGAGTTGATGAACATGACATGGTTTAGTATGGATTATTGAGTTAGAATAAGTTGATTTTGCCCTGTTATTGCAGTGGCTTGCAACAAATCCACACTATTGCAGTGGCACGCACCGATGCAAATATAATAAAAAAGGCCGTGATTTCTCACAGCCTCCCTATCATTAATTAAAGCACAATTACTTTGATGCCCTTGGATGGATGCGTTTTCCTGCTGCCATCGCTGGAGCTTGTTGGTTCGGCATGGGTCTAGGGTTGCGGTTGCCAAGTCCAAAGCCTTGGTTCATGGCAGGTACCTGTGGAGCAGGTTTGCCAGCATGTGGGTTGGTTTCACCAAGTCCAAGTTCGTTGACTATTTCCTGCATGGCTTCTTCAGCAGGCATGAAATCACCAGCTTTAACCTTGGATTTGATACGCTCACCATTGGCGTTCATGATGACTAGTGAACCTGTATCATCCATATCGAATTTAAGGCGGTTCTTAAGGATGGACTCGAATCCTGCACGCTCTGCCTCATTAATCTTGGCGCGAAGCTTTAGAGATTCTTTGGCTTTGGAGACCTTGTAATCAATCTCCTTCTGCTTCATTGCTGTGGAAATGTCGGACTTGTATTTTTCAAACTCTTCGCCAGTGCTTTTCCAAGCTGCTTTGATGTCGTTTTTTTCTTTCTCAATTTTTTGGATGCGCGTTTCGTATTCGCGTAACCGTTCATCTGATCCAAGTGCGGAGGATTTTTTGACATCTTCTATCTGGTTTATATAGGTACCCTTAAGCTTGTTCATACCGAGTTGGAAAAGTTCCTCGTTTTTCTTGATGGTCTTGGTTTCCTCTTCAGTGATTTCAATACCTTCCTCTTTGAACATCTGCCTGATCTTGGTCATTTGGCTTCCCATCACCTTACCAGTGATGGCGGATGTTAAATCGGGGTCTTTAACCACGTTTTCTTTAAGTACGAACTTTTGTTGAAACTGTTCTTTGAATTGGTCGAAGTTCTCTGCTTCGATTCCTGCGAACTCATTCAGCTGCTTCAGGTCTATCATTTGTAGATTGTTTTGGTTTCCGACTTTTTTTCTTTGGTTCTTCGGCTGTCGGTTGTTCCGATGTTAGGGTATCAACAGTTGGCTCACTTGGAGCTGTCTGATTGGTTTCAAGTATCACATATCTGTTATCGCTTACTTGCACGATTTCTCTTGGTGGCGTTTCAATAATCACCCAACCACCCGATGCCATTCGAGCAAGGTTATTGTATATAGATGGAGGAAGCATGGCCACACGACCTGTCTTCATGCTCATTGCTTTCTTTAGATGGTCCATAAAGGGGTGATTTTTATGCAAATATAATCATCAAAGATACTATTTTATGATTATAATTGTAATATGAAAGACATCAAAGATAATTTAACAGGCTGCTTTTGGCCGATAGCTATCTCAGTTTGCATCATCATTTGGTGGTGGATATTAACATGATGGCATCATATCTGTTATTTATGTTGTGTTTGGGATTGCTATGCTTTGACCAAATCAGCATTAGAAAGAAAAAGTAATATATTTGTTCCGTTTGGTTCGTTGTTTGGAGCTGCCCCGTAAGGCAGCTTTTATAATCCAAGCAAATCAGCCTCGGCTTCAGTGGGTTCAAAACCCCACTTTTGAATCGCCTCCCTAACTACTTTTTCAGGAACCCTACGAATCGATACCGGTATTATGGAATGTCGGCAGTTGTAACCGCCTGCATAGGAGTAGATGGTAGAAGGATTAGTGCCTGGTATTTTTCCTGCCCATTCACCAGCCTTAACTCCACCACCATTATAATTTGAAGTAGGCCAATCTTCTATTTCTTTATAGTAAAAATATTGATTGTGCCTCGCATCGCAGAACGGCCTAGTCGTTTCTATTTCACTGCCCGAATAGAAGAACCATTCCGCTTCCAATTCTTCACTAACCGCACTGGTGTAATTCCTGTCGGCAATGGCAAAAGTATCATGGGCTATCTGTTTGTTATACTGCAACAGCTTTCCATCGACTTCCTCATCCCCGGTCACAATTGTCTGAAGCTGCTTGACCGTCTCTGTAAAGCCTGCATTGGAGCTGATGGCTGTTTCAATATTCTCGCGAACCACATCAGCAAACCGTTGATTTCCGATGGCATTGACAAGCAAGTCAACCGCGTTTCTCTGAGTAGTCCTTAGCAGTTGTTGGCTTACAGGTCTTGGGGTGAAATCATCAAAGGTCTTGGCGAATAAATCATTGCTGACCTTTGCCTGTTCGCCCATCTGCTTGGCATACTCACTAACCGCCGTGATATATTCCGAATCAGAAAGAATCTGCTGAACCAATTGCTTTACATCAGAAGCTAAGGCAAGGTTGGTACTATTCAAAACTAAATTACCCGCCGAGTCAACAGTCAGCTGGCGAAGTATGTCAACGATCTGTGGAAATAGCTTCTTCTGCGCTATTTCTACCTGAGTCAAATACTCATCGGGAACGGTGGTGAGCCGCCGCGTTTTTTCAGCTATCAGCTCACTAATCGTTGCCATTAGATGCCTGCTACGATGTTGCTAACTAGGGATTGAGCATTGAAAGGAGCAGCAGTGGTCAGCTGGATATTGGCTGCGATGTTCTTGGCACGCTCCACTAATTGAGCCAACTGCGTTTCAAAGTCTTGCTCAAAGAATGCTGGGTTTTCCATCATTAAACTATTGACAAGATTGATGGCTGAATCATGCAGGACTACCTCCCATTTATCTACCAACCCTTTGGCTAGCTTAAGATTAATCTCATCCAAAGTCATGGTCAACAACCTATCGGCTTGGCTGATTAAGTTAAATATCTGCTGCCCTTGCACATCTGGATAGTAAAGAGTCTGCAAGTATTTATAGATGATAGACTGAATAACAAACGGAGGCTGCTTGGCGATAATGGCTTCATTAATCTGAGCCAAGTAATCGCTCTCCAAATAGAAGTCATAGTTCACAGGTCTCTTAATGGTAGGCTGGCGATAATTCTCTCCATATCGCATCAATCCAACCATGTTAATGCACCATTCATACATATCGAACAGCTGCATGCAGTTCTGTTTGATTCCAGCAATGAGTGCTTTTTGATCAGATGCCGCCTCGGTAGCCGTGATGCCTTCACCGCCTTGGACCTTGTTATTGGTTTTCTTGAGGTGTAGAATCTCATAGGCTTGGTTCATGTTATAGGCAATCTCTTCACGCAGGAATCGAGGCGTTTCAGTCGATGGTGCTGCGTAGAATATAGCCGAGTCGGGACTGATATTATCGCCTTGTGAGGTGTTTGTCTGAGGCTTTATCAGCAATGTTCCATAAGGACTAATCCTGTCCTTTAATCCTGAACCGTTACATTCTGGACACATCGATTTGCCACCATCCATTCGATAATGCCAGCCACCATCACAGGTGACATTTTCCCCATCAATCTTAATTTGAAACTGACAAGGATCTCCAATCATCACTCTATAAGGATAGGTGCAGGTTGGCTTGATTCCACGAAGCAAAGCGGCATCCAACAATACCTCATCCAATACATCAGTAGCATATAGGAATGGAGACTGTTGCATCATGGTCTCATCGATTTGGATGCTGATTCCATCCACACGCTTGACAGGAACCATTCCTGTTGCATGGTTGAACCATTCAATTATCTCAAATTGATAATCAACTTTCTTGCCTACTTGAATAGCCTTGTATATCCATTGGTCATCAAAAATAAGATAAACCATCCCATCCATGACCATCTTATTATTGTATTCAACCTCGCTGCGTTCTTCGCTTTCAATAACTGCGAATTCCTCATCATAAGCCAATACGCGAGTGGTATGGTAGAACTTAGTGTAAGGCTCAACCAACTCATCGGGGTTAAGCACTTCCTCGCCTTCAATCTCAACCGTGTCAAGTTCATAAGGCATCACAACAACTACTCCCATTGCATCCATTAGCTTTAATGGAGGCAGGAACACGAACACGAAGTTATCTAGGCTGCCGTATTCGGGAAACTCTGAATCCAAGTATTTAGCCAAGGTTGTGTCGGTGTTCACATATTGATCCGCATCAGGCGTGTAAGTGATGCTCCAGTTATTCTCATGGTAAGCTCGGCCATAGGTATCGACCATATCTTTAAATACCTGGAGAGTGGTTTGTTTGAAGTTCGCCTTCACATATTCATACTCTTTGGGAGTCTGATTGGGAGCGTTCTTTGCAAACAGTTCGTAAGGGAATACCCCTTTCTGAGCATGTATCCTGATTTGGTCGAGCCATTTAGCCGATAAGGTATAACCTGGATAATAATTAGGCAAGTAAGCTCCATTGTCATCATCCTGCCGAAACAAGGTGATTCCTTTGGACTTCTGTCCTTTGTTGCGTATCGATGTAAGTTGATCGACTAAATAGGATAACTGCTCAGGGGTTAACATTAGAACTTGGGTTTAGTGGGTGGCTTCGGCCTAGTCCTAGGCTTACTACCTCCGCAAGATGAACATCCTTTCATGATAGTGTAGTTATATAAGAGTTAGTGAGGTCAACTGAAGTACCTGAGCCGAGCAAGGTCTTGGCAGGTATGGGATAGTCGAATCGGCGTTTTTGGAGCGTTCTCCAATTAGCCAGCACTGGCCGATAACCTTTGTAATACTTGCTTTTAAATTCCACATCTTGCTCAAAGTAATAAGAGTAGTGATGATATTTTTGCGGTAGAACCTTGTAGCCATCCTGCCCTTCCATGATTGGTGGTTCGTGAGTTTTGAACTTTTGTCCATGCCACCACCATAATCGTGTACTAATGCCATCGCCCCAAGATCCTTTCCCCACCAACTGTCTGCCATCGCTATCCTTGCAAAGATAATGATAAAATTGAAAGCCTCCAGCAGTATTTGAGCCACTACCAAGCATAGTTTCAGCCTCGGTCAAGTCCGATTCAGTCCAATGCTCATCGGCATCTACCTGCCAAAGCCATCCATCAGGATTGCCTTGAAGCAACTCAATTCCTTTGTTAACCTGCAAATCTTTGCTAGGCCATCCTGTTAGGGATGTGGCAAATAATACTTTTGTCGGATATTGACTTGCCAAATCTTGACAAGTCTGAATAGTACCATCTGTTGACTGAGAAGGCGGCCTGATGCTAGTACACCAAGCCGTTGATCCACCGTTACGACTGAATCCCTCCACAATAACCCATTTGTCGAACATAGAAACCATGCGCTCGGCAAAGTCCTTATGCAGCAAATGATGCTTAGCGTTGTAAACTATGGTTAGGGCGTACCTCATTTAATGTAATAAATGCGACTGCCAAAGCCCTCATCTGTTGACCAAATTAGGTCACAATCTACGGTCCTAAGGCTTTCACATGTTTGGTAATGCTTGACATGGTTGGTATCATCCAAGGCCAAATAAAAGCCTGGTTCGACTCTTTCCATTAGATACTTAAACTCAATCAGCCCCATGTGACCAGCAGAGTCTAGTATGACTAAATCAGGAGAAAAGTCAAGTCGAGCCAATGCAAAATGAAGCATCTCATCTGGCACCTTAAAGCTTACTTCTTGTCGATAGAGAATCTCCCTGTTATGATCAAGGTGGTCAATAACAATATTATCAGGAACATCGAAACTAATATTAGTGGGAATATCAGAACGCTTAACAGATAAACCAAGAAGGAAAGTGATAATCGTATTACGATGCCTTTTTCTTGCCACTTCGTAGTGGCGTGGGTTAACTTCAATAGAATAGACTTGCTCATCCCCCACCAAACCATCAGCAATGCCTTGGGTAGTTCCTTCGCCAAGATAGCTGCCTGTTTCAATAATCTTTTGAAGCTTCTTGGTTCGGATGAGGTTGGTGATGGCATCTCTGAAGTCATTGTGCGCTCCCATGCCATTAGGCATTAGGTGCTGTGCTATCTGCATTTCATTATTTTTTTCATGGTTTCATAGGAGCAATTAACTTGCATCGAATCCCCGTTGATAAACATGATTAATACTACTTCATCATTGTTATCGTTATAGGACTTATGGAAAGAATATACATTCTCTAAAGCGACCATTGCCTTGGAGTCTGTAAACTTATCTATTCCCATCTCATCAAGCTTTTTATCGCTTAAAGTAATATCAAACTCTTGCCATATCATATCGCTGCCAGTTTTTAGTTAGTATGGTCCTATCTGATTGATGCGGAACCTTGTCTGTAATATAGTAATGAAGCTCGGCATTTGTATCAATGGCATCGACAAAGTTCGCCAAACTTGAATCTATGCAATGGATAGAGGCAGCCTTTTCTAGTACCTTCCGCCAATCCAAAATCGTGTAATCGCCCACCTTTTCAAACTTGACCACTGGACCTGTAACCAAAATATCAGCAGGACTGCCATAGTCACTACTGCCGTGAATGACATGGTAAGCCCCACTATCAGGAATTCCCAAAGCATCAAACAAAGCATTTTCAGCAGTCTCATTTCGGTTATATTTAAGGTTTCTCAATTCGGTCAAAGGCACTCCTGCCAATCGGTATTTGTAAGTAACAAAGCTATCCAAGTTTCTGCGCTCCTTAATCCATTGCATGTGGATTGGACTTTTTTGGTCCAAACCAAAACTCAAATCAATGACTTTATCGTAATTGCCTCGCGTTGTTTCAACAGGAATGGCGTAATCTATGTAATTAAACAGGCTGTGGTATTG